TGTGTTGTTCAAGTTAAAGGAGCTCACGATTTAGATAAATTTATTAAAGAGGGAGAGAATATGATACTTGTAGATAATGAACCAAGAGAGATAGCTGCGTTATTAGTTGATTTAATAGAAAATCATTATAAAGATTGTATAGAGATAGGACAGAAAGGAAAAGAAACGGCTAAGAAAATGTTTAATTATAAGCGTTATAGGGAAGATTGGATGAACTTTATTCACGATATTTTAAAGATATAAAGATAAATCATGAGAATATTATTCGGAGCAACCATTCTTCTAGCAAGTTTAGCTTTATCAAAGGCGGGATATCCAATATCTGGAATTTTAGGTGGTTTAATTGGATTTTATTTTATGTTTACCAAGTAGAATATTGAAATAAATAATCATGAAAACTAAAACAATAGGAATAATGACTTTTGCTCAAAAGAACGGAAGACCACAAGGAACTATTGGTTCTTCTGTTATAAGAGGTGAATGGTTAGCAGATAAATGGAAAGAAGCAGAGGTATTCACAGAAGGTAAGAAGTTTGATGCTATAATCTTTCAGAAAGTATATTGGATAGACTATGTACAGGATTATAAGGGAATTAAAATCTTGGATTTGTGTGACCCGGATTTCTTGTCTAGTGACCTTGAGTTTAAGAAATTAGAACAACATATAGACGCAGTTACCTGTGCTTCCAAAGAACTATATAAATTTATAAAACAAATAGCAGTTAAGCCAGTTTATTATGTTCCTGATAGAGTTAATCTAGATATAATCAATAAACAAAAAGAACATACTAATCTTGCTAAGACTGTAGGTTGGTTTGGATATCATCATAACGCTAAGGTTGTATTACCGCAGGTCTTAAGTTCTATAAGTAAATTAGGACTTAAATTAATGGTTGTTTCTAATAGCGATTATAAGCCAAAAGAAAGTGCGCATGTAGAAGTTGAAAATAGACCATTTATCTGGGATACATTTATATATGACATGTTAGATTGTGATATAGTTATGAATCCTAGACCAATTAGATTAAAGAAGTTTAAATATAAATCTAATAATAAAACTATCATTTCTTGGGCTATGGGAATACCTGTTGCAGATACATTAAGTGATTTGCAAAGATTTATGAATCCAGAAGAACGGAAGAAAGAAGCCAGCAAGAGATTGAAAGAGGTAAAAGAAAAATATTCAATGGAACAAACGATTAAACAGTTTAAAGATATAATTAAAATATGCGAAGAGAAAAGACAGTAAGGTTTATTACAACCAAAATAACAGAACAGGAATATCGGTTTATAGAATTTACTAGAAGACTTGGATATGGAGAAGTCAATCTTATTATAGCAGAAGGACAACCTCAAAAGACAACGCATTCTTTGAAATCAATACGTTTTGATATTAATGACGATAGAACTTATTCAAAAGATATTCCTTTAGAAGAAGATTAAAGTTATCCACACTTGATTTTTCTAAATGATGTAATATAATAGATTATTAAAATTAAAATAGAAAACATTTATTTAACCATAGAGATGAGCGGGTAATATTTACTTGCCTATTTGCTTTGTATAAACATGCCAAATAAATTTCAAACTATAATTCAAAAATTAATCGGTATTAAGAAACAAGTTAAACAATCTGAAGATAAAAACGTTGCTTTTACCGTTCCCGGTGCTTTCGGACAAGCTGAACCCGGTGGACTCACACAAAGAGCTCAGATAGAAGCATATTATTATTCTTGGGTGAATTTTAGCGTAAGAAAAATTGCTTCCAATATAGCTAATGTTAAATTAAGATTACTTAAAAAGACCGGAGATAAGATAGAAGAAGTTCCTGAACATGATGTTATTGATTTACTTGAAAAAGCAAATGACGTAATGACCTTTTATGATTTAGTAGAACATTATAGTATTTTAACAGAAACAGCAGGGGAATGCTTTTGGTGGTTATGGAGAAACGAAAGCGGTGATATATTAAAGATTATTCCGTGGTTATCTCCAGATAGAATGGATGTTATACCTGGCGATAGAGAAGAATTTGTTGCTGGATATACTTATAATAAACCAGGAACAAGCGAGAAAGTTCCTTTTAGTACAGATGAAATAATTCATTTTAAATATATAGACCCGTTGAATCCTTATAGAGGATTATCAACGGTTAGAGCAACAGAATTAGCTATTGCAACAGACAGAGAATCATCTAAGTGGAATTGGAGGTTCTTTAAGAATTCTGCTCGTCCTGATGTTGCTATTTCTCTTGACGGAACTTTAACTCAAACACAATTTGATAGAATTCATAAACAATGGGAAGCAGCTTATAAAGGAACAGATAATTCTCATAAGCTTGCTATATTAGAAGGTGGAGCTCAAATAAGTGCTCCGCTTGGAGTAACTCAAAAAGACATGGATTTTCTTGCACAACGTAAATATAGTAGAGAAGAAATATTAATGATATTTGGTATTCCAATGGGACTTGTTGTTTCAGAAAGCTCTAATAGAGCAGTCGCCGAAACTGCTAAAGCAACATTTATAGAAGAAACAATTGAACCAAAGATAAAGAAGTTTGTATCTGCCCTTAATGAATTTCTTCTTCCGCTTTATGATGATACTGAAGATATGTATTTTGACTATAAAGACCCAACCATTAAAAACACTGAACAAGTTATTTCTTATTACGAAAAAGCAATTAAAAATGGATGGATGTCTATTAACGAAGTAAGGATAGCAGAAGGATTAAAGATAGTAAAAGGAGCAGATAGTCTTTATCTTCCTTTAAATGTACAACCAATAGCTGAAACAGAACCTGTTAAAACAATTAAACCTCGAATAGACAGAAAGAGAAGAACAAAAACTCAAGTACGTAAAGATATAATTAAAAAAGAACTTAAAAAAATAGACAAGAATAAAATTAATAAAGTTCTTAATCTTATAGAAAAGGATGTAAAAGATAAATCTATAAAGAACAAATCAAAGAAACAAGTAAAAAAAAAGAAAAAATTAGCCCTTCCGGCTTTACTGAACGACACAAAGAAGCATATTGGAAATGGGTAATAAATAAAAAAGAACAAGACGAAAAGAAAATGCTTGTTCTAATAAGAAAGTATTTTAAAAAACAAGAAAAAAGAGTTTTACCAACCGTTAAAAGTGAAGTTAATTTTAATTTCGACTTAGCAAAAGAAACGACAAAAGCCAAGATGGATTTTACTCCATTTATAAAAGACGTTGTAGCTAAGTATGGAGATGAAGCATTTGCGTTTTTAGGATTAACTGGATTTGATAATAATACCAATAATGTAAGAAGCTTTTTAAAAAAAGATGGATTAGAATTCGCTAAAGGAATAAATAAAACAACTAAGACAAGAATATCAAGTGCAATAGCTGATGGAGTAGATGCGGGAGAAAGTATTGTAGGTATAAGAAATAGAGTAAGAAATGTATATAAACAAGCTTCTACTACGAGAGCAATGACAATAGCGAAAACAGAAGTTGCAAGAGCGTCGGTATTTGCCACAGTTGAGGGATATAAACAAAGTAAGGTTGTAAAAGGAAAGGAATGGCTGACAGAATTTTCGCAAAATACCTGCGATTTGTGTTCAAGTATGCACGGAGAAGTAGTAGGAATAAACGAAAGCTTTAGTCTTGGCGGAGACCCTCCTAATGTCACGCATCCAAATTGCCAATGCCTTGTTTTGCCTGTATTAAAAGAAGGCGACATACCTACTTCTATTAAACCTACTACAAAGCCCATAGAATGGAAACCATCTATGACACAAGCTCGAGCAGATAAATGGACTAAAGATAGTAAGTTTAAAAAACCTATTTATCACGGAACTAATAGCGATGCTGCTAAAAGCATAGCAAAAGGAGGATTTAGAATTAGCGAATCTGGAGCATTTGGTAGAGGAGTTTATCTTACACCAGACCGTAAAGGAGCTACTGTATATTCTCAACTTGTAACAATGGCAACAGGAGGAAAGAAGAAGCCAGCAGTTTTAAATTTAAGAACTAATATTAAAAGAATTAAAAGATTTAAAAATCAGGGTGTTTACGACAAAGAACTTTCTAAATTTAAAAAAGTAATGAATATTAAGACAACAAACAAAGCTCTCCTTAGATTTAACAAGAAACTAGGGAAGAACTATGATGCTATTGTGGTAAAAGATAGTAATTATTATGTTATCTTTAATCCAAAAAATATAACAACTATAAAATAATGTTAAGCAAAGAAGAATTATATAAAAAGGTAATTAAAAAGTTTAAAAGAAAATTAAGTATTGATTTTTGGTTTGAAATATTATATTTACTATATAAAAAAGAAGAATTAACAGAGA